TTTAACAACGTGGCACACAGCAAGCATAACCGGAGAACACGCAATTTGTCGTCTTGATAACGGGACGCTTTATGCTATGGGCCGAAATGTAAATGGACGGCTGGGAGACGGCTCAACCACCAACCGCAGCAGCCCTGTTCAAATTGGATCGTTAACTACTTGGGTAACTGTACGTGCTGGAGGTTTTCATAGTGGAGGTATTGCCAGCAATGGAACTTTGTGGATGTGGGGGGCAAACAGTAAAGGACAGCTAGGAACAGGCAATACGACAGATGTTAGCAGCCCCGTTCAAGTAGGAAGTGATACTAACTGGTCTAAGATAGAGCTAGGAAGCGAGGCTACCATAGCTCTTAGAACTGATGGGACATTGTGGACTTGGGGAGAAGCAGAGCACGGTATACTTGGAGACGGTTCAACAACTAGCAAATCTAGCCCAGTTCAGATTGGGTCTGATACGGATTGGACTGAGATTGCAATAGTGGCAAATTCGGTCGCGTTCGGTGTTGTGGGCGAGTAAATAAAAAATGGAAAAATCTACCCTTGATAAACAGTTGGCTGCTGGCATTGCCGGAGATTTTGATCTTGGTTGGTTATTGTCTGAGCAACTTAAAGAAGATGACCCAAACTGCCCACGCGCAGCTTTTAATCGTGGGTGGTATGAGATGCGCCATGGAAATCTTTTAACCGGACAAAATTTGCTAGACGCTGGTCGCAATATTAACGTGTTTGGCAATCAACACTGCGGCAACCCGGCTCCTATCTGGGATGGTAAAGCACAAGGAAAAATTATGTTGGTGCTTGAAGGCGGATTAGGCGACCAAATACACGGGATGCGATACATTCGCGAAATTGAACCAAGCATTGTGGCATGTTCTCGTGAGTTGTTTGGCCTCATTCCCGGCATTCAATATGTCACGACTGATGCTGCTGGCGGAATTGACTGTGATTTTTGGGTTCCAAGTATGTCTGCCATTACGGTACTCCGCTGGGAATATGACAACATAGATGGCTCTCCTTACATAGAGCGGACAGCTAAAACAATCAAAGGCCAAACAGGTCTTCGTTGGCAGGGCAACCCTCAGTTTGAACATGAGCAGCACAGGCTGTTCCCGGCTGAATTAATGTTTGATGCTTTTGAAAAGCAGAACTGTATTTCCCTGCAACGTGATGAAGGGTCAGAAAAGTGTCCTGATTGGGTACGCAAAGTAGACCTGTCCGATTGGGCTGCTACTCGTAAGGCAATTAGTTCGTGCGAACGAGTAATCACAAGCTGTACCAGTGTAGCACATCTAGCTGCTGCTATGGGCGTGGAGACATGGATTGTCACACCAGTACTGCCTTACTATTTATGGGCGCTTCCGCAGGAGACAACTCCGTGGTATAATAAAGTTCGTCTATTTCGTCAAGAAAAACATGGTAATTGGAATGTTCCTTTTGCTCAAATTAAGGAGATTATACAGTGTTCGCGCATATTGAATCTGGCAGCGTAGATTTTCGAGGAAGCCTACCAAAAAATTGGAAAAATATATCTGGTCTTGGCTTGTCTGCAAATGATCTGCCGTTTTTAAAAGGTATTGGCTGGTTGCCGTATATTGAAGTTAGTGTATCATTAGGTGTTAATGAAGTTATAGATGGCGAAGACATTGTTATTGGTTCAGATAAAGTTACTTCAACACAGACAAAACGATCCATGACAGATGCAGAAATTTCTAGTCGTCTGGCCGGACGCTGGGAGAACTTGCGTTCTCAAAGAAACGAGCTTTTAACAGAAACAGATTGGATGGCCTCGTCAGACCGTACAATGTCAGATGCTGAAACAGCTTATCGAAAAGCCCTTAGAGATTTACCTGCTAATACTTCGGACCCTTCCGATATAACGTGGCCGACTGCACCTTAATAGGAAAATAAAATGTCTAACACAAAAACATTTAAGCTTGGCTAATAAATAATGGTATTTCATAACATAATGATGGGTGCTATAAGTCAAGCCAGTGCATTTTCAATTGACCAATCGGTACGTTTTAACGATAGCGACAGCCCACAGTTGTCTCGAACATACACTTTAGACCCACCGTGGACATTTAGTGCATGGATAAAAAGAGGTGAGCTTGGGTCTGAAAATATGATACTTGGATCAAGCAATGGTGAAATACATTTTAACAGTAATGATACGCTCGAGGCTGAAGGAACATCATCAACCGCTGTGTTTCGTGATCCCGGTGCTTGGTATCATGTGCATGTTTCAAATAATGGTTTATTTGTTAATGGTGTAAGTCATGGATCACTTACTACAACAAGACTTAATAATCAAAATTTGTTTGATGATTTTGATGGCTACGCTGCTGAAGTCCATCTTCAATCTGGAACCAACGCTTATACAAATTTTGGTGAGACTAACGACGATGGAGTTTGGGTACCACAATCAGTAGCAGCAGGAGACACATACCTTAAATTTGCAAACTCAAGTAACTTTGGAGTTAATACTGGCGATGGTGGAGCATGGTCTGCATCAGGATTTACCACTGTAGATCAAATGTTAGATACTCCATTGAAAAACTATACAACGCTAAATCCATTAGACCAACGTGCAACAACTTATAGATCAGTCGCTCTTAGTAATGGCAATCTTGACATTGACAAACTAGAAAACAACGCTGCTCGTAGTGCTTTTGGTGTAAGGTTAAATGGTGGTAAATGGGTATATGAAGCAACATTAACTTCTAGTCCAGATGGGTCCGCACAGCTTGGATGGAGCGCACTTAATGTTGATCTTTACAATTCTGAAACGCAAGGGCCACTTGCTCAATATTTAAATACTGGAGAAAAAAGAATAAGTTCTTCGTCAGGTACAGGCTCACCAACTACAAGTTCTTATGGTGCATCATTTACCAATGGCGATGTGATTCGTGTTGAAACAAACTTCAATGACTCTACTATAGAGTTTTTTAAGAACAATGCTACTCAAGGATCAATTGACATTTCCGGTATGAATGATGGAACTATAGATTATTTTCCACATGTTTACGCAAACGATACTTCGGTATCTCTTAACTTTGGACAAAGGTCTTTTGTAAATACTCCGACATCAGGTTTTAAAGCACTTAACACTGCTAACCTAGCGGCTCCTGCTATTACTGACGGCTCAACTAATTTCCAAACTACTCTTTACATAGGCAATGGCTCAACACAATCTATTAATCAATCTGCGAACAGTACGTTTTTGCCTGACTTTGCTTGGATTAAAAATAGAACTGCGGCAGACTCTCATGCATTGTTTGACGTAACTCGTGGAGCAACTAAGGTTCTATCATCTAATAATACTGCGATTGAAGACACTAACGCAGATACTCTTACGGGTTTTGAATCAGATGGTTTTGCTTTAGGCGACGATGTTATTGTTAATACTAGTTTGGAAAATTATGTAGCTTGGCAATGGCATACACAAGGAGGAGCCGGGTCTTCAAATACTACAGGAACAATTAATACAACAACAACATCTGTTAGTCAAGCAGCCGGTATTTCAATAAGTACTTACACAGGTACAGGTTCAAATGCTACCATTGGTCATGGATTAGGTGCTGCCCCTGCAATGATTATAATTAAAAGACGCGATGCTGCAAATCAATGGGCAGTTTATCATAACGGGCTTGGAGGTAACACAAAATATTTACAGTTAGACTCTACTAGTGCAGTGGGAACTGATGCTACTTTTTGGAATAGCACGTCACCTACCTCAACTGTTTTTTCAATAGGAACAGATAATGATGTAAATGCAAGTGGTGGTACATATGTTGCTTATGCTTTTGCAAGTGTTCCCGGCTTTAATGCAATTGGAAAATATACTGGTAATGCAAATGCAGATGGGCCATTTATTTTTACAGGTATGCGTCCCGCTTTTGTGTTGGTAAAGGAGTATACTTCTGTTGATGATTGGGTAGTATGGGATACGCAACGAGACCCAACAAATGTGGGAGGTAGAGTTCTTCGTCCGGATAATGGTATTGCTGAGTTTAATGGAATTGGGGGAAGTCGTGATATTGATATTCTTTCAAACGGTTTTAAATGGCGCAGTAGTAACAACACTATGAATGGGGACGGTTCCGAGTACATATTTACAGCTTTTGCTGAACATCCTTTTGGTGGTACAGGCGTCTCTCCAATTACAGCGAGATAGAAAATAATGAAATATATTTTAACATTCTTTTTTTTAATGTTTTGGTTTGTAACACCAGCTATAGCACAAGTATTTTGTTTTGAAAAAAAAGCTCAAGATATTGAAAAATCTATAAACAAACATAATGAAGAATTTTTATTTTCAGCAATAACTAGGAATGGTACACCTATTTCTATTTATAAAGGTAAAGATACTTTTACAATTATCTTTATAACAAAGGATGGAATAATCTGTACTGGTCCTGATTTTGTAGGATCAATAGTTCAAAAACTAAAACTTAACAACGAAAAAGGTATTTAATATGGCCTCAACTTTTACAACAAACATTAGGCTAACTAAACAAGGTGATGGTGATAATCCTAATACTTGGGGACAAGTTCTCAATGATGGTGTTATTAGTCTTGTTGATGAAGCTGTTGCTGGCTATACCACTGTAAGTTTAGGTAGTGCTGCGACCGTTACGCTATCAGAAAATCAAGGATCAGGAGATCAATCAAGGTCTGCTATTCTACAATTTTCTGGATCAATAGGAACTGCCCATACATCTATCTTTGTTTTAATTCCTAATACTTCTAAGACCTATGCAATTAGAAATGCAGTATCAACCAATGCTGCAACCAATGCGGTGATCCTACGTGTTGCTGGCAACGCTGGTGTTACAGTTGCTAATGGAGGCAATGGTTATTTCTTTACTAATGGTACATCTGTTTTCCAGCTAGACTCTTCTGGTCTTGGATTGGGAACTGCTGCTGTACGTAATGTAGGCGTATGTGCCACAGAAGTTCCTGATACTTCTCTTGGTGATATTCGTTATGTAAAGGTATCTGCTACGGACACTATCACTGCTGCTAAAACATTTAATGCTGAAGTTGGTTTTGCTGCTACAGTTTCCTATGGTGATGCGGCAATGGTTAAAGTTTCTAGTGCTGTAAAATCTTTTATTACAACTCTTACTGATGCAGCTTCTATTGTTTCAGATGCTGATACTGGTAATATTTTCTTAGTAACATTAGGCGGTAATAGAACTTTAGCCGCTCCTAGTAATATGGATGCTGGTCAGTCAGGTCACTACTATTTAATTCAGGATGCTACTGGTAATCGAACAATTGGTTTTAACTCTGTGTTTAAATTTGCTGGAGGAACAGTCCCTACCGCAACATCTACATCAGGATCAACTGATATTCTTTTTTATACGGCTAGAAGTGCTACCACAATTGATGCGGTAATGCTTAACAATATGACTAGATAATGACAAGTAAACTTGCAAAGTTTGAGTTTCAGCAAGGGTTTCATAGGGAGACCACCCAGTTTGCTGAAGGTGATAAATGGTTCGACGGCAACCGAGTGCGTTTTCGCGCTCAGAAACCTGAGAACATGCGAGGATACACGACTAGAGTAGCTACAGCTTTTGATGGCTCTGCTAGAGATTTAAGAACATGGCGTGATTCGGATAGAATTGCCCGTGCTATATTTGGTACGCCCGATAAACTATATCAAATGAGTGGAGATCAACTACATGATATTACTCCTATTACTTCTACTGTAACTTTAGCAGGTGTTTTTGGAACAAGTGCTGGTTCAACAAGAGTATGTGTGTCTGATACAGGGCATGGAAGGACGGCTGGCGACTATGTTTATTTTACTTCTGCTTCTGTTTTTGGTGGCAATGTTAGTTTAACAGGAAATGTTTATCCTATTATTTCTGTTGCCAGTGCTAATGTTTTTACAATTGATGTAACATCAGCAGCCGGTGCTACTTCAGCAGCCACTGGAGATGCTACTTTTAACTACTATATTCCTACTGGTGCGTCAGTAGCTACTAAAGGTTTAGGTTATTCTGCTGCTATATACAATGCTACTGAACCTACTTCGGTAGGGATAAGTAAAATATCAACTACAGAAAGCAATGTGCTAGTTACTATATCATGTGCTGCTGCTCATAATGGTACTGCGGGAGACTTTGTAGTATTTAGACCCGCTAATACAAGTGTTACTCCTGCCACAGTAGGCGGTAATTTAATTCTATCGAAACCATTTATTATTAATGGTGCAGGAACAACAGTTAGTATAGGTGGTCCTCAGTTTTCTATTGTGTCTGTTGCTAGTACTCAGCTTATTATAAGCTCTCAGACAGCAGCTAGTGCAGCAAGTGCCATAACAGCCGATATTAATATGACTGCATTGATCTATCAACAGTCTGTTGGCAGAGGATGGAACAGTCCTTCTTCTGTAGATGCTAGTGATATTAATCTAACACTTGCTAACTGGAGTCTTGATAACTGGGGAGAAGACATTGTTGCAAATAGAAAGGGCAGTAATATTTTCTATTTTGACAGTGATGCTAGTACAACACCTTTACATGCAACAACTGTTACAACTTCTCCTATAAACGTAAACTCTATTATTGTGTCTCCTAATGATAGGCACTTAGTTGCACTGGGATGTAACTCATATGTAGCAACTGCAACTATTAGTGGTCCTTTTGATCCTATGTTAGTACGCTGGTCTGACCAAGATGAAAGAACAAACTGGGTTCCTTCTCTTAGTACAACTGCTGGTGAAGTTGTTATTACTGATGGTACAGAAATTGTAGGATCAGTACGATCTAAGAATGCTATTAATATTTGGACTGATAATTCATTATGGACAATGAGCTACGCAGGTCCACCGTTTACTTTTAACTTTGAACAGGTAGGCTCTAACTGTGGATTAATAGGGCAGCACGGTGCTATTGATTACAACGGTGTAACATATTGGATGGGTAGTGATAACTTCTATTCTTTTGCTGGTCAAGTAGAAACATTAAATTGTACGGTTAGAAGATTTATCTTTGAAAACTTAAATCAAACTTATTCTGATAAAATATTTGCTGGTATTAACTCTGAGTTCCAAGAAATTATTTGGCTCTATCCTTCTACTGGTAGTACTGAATGTGATAGCTATGTTATCTTTTCTCCTGATGAAGGGTACTGGGTCTATGGGGATATGATCTTTACTACTTTTGCAGACAGAGAAGTATTTGGCAATACAATTACAACGGGTGCTACAGTTGGCGGTAACTTAGTATATAACAATGAACCGCCGAGTGTGTTTA